TCTGAGCTTCGTCAAGAATCATGTAGGCGTTATGGAAGGTTGCCCCTCTCATGGTTTCTAATGGTTCAAAACGAATTCTTCTGGTATTATAATACAATCCAAATTTATCTCTTCCTAGAAAATACTTAAGATTTTCTTCCATCGGGGCCAGATATGGTTTGATTTTATCATTTAATTCTCCCGGTAATGATCCAATATCTTTACCAGTGCATACTAACGGTCTAGTAACAATGATAGAGTCAATCTTATCTTTCTGAATATGATCAGAAGCAATACCGGCGGCTATAAAAGATTTGCCAGTACCAGACGGTCCAGTGCAGAACGTAACATCATTTTCTATGATAGATCTGATGTAATCTTTTTGATTCTCCGTTTTGGCGACAAGAACATTAGTTTGAGAAGTTTTTTGCTTCTTACGGTTTTCTTTATTGGTATTCTTCGATTTGTCGTATTTATTATTTGCCGCTGCTGCCAAAGCCGTTGTCTCCCCGTTGCGAGGAACCTAGCCCTTCTTGATTAATCATCATGATGCGAGGAACCTCTTGGAATATAATCTGCGCGATTCTATCCCCACAGCTTATTGATACATTCTCATCAGAGGTATTGTATAAACAAACCATGATTTCTCCCCTATAGCCAGAGTCTACAACTCCAGCTAGTACGTCAATCCCTTGTTTTACAGATAGTCCAGATCGTGGCCAAATTAATCCAGCCATATTCTCTGGCATCTCTAGTGCTATCCCCGTTTTGACAGTTTTTCTTTGTTTTGGTGGAAGAATAGTGTCAATAGTTGAATACAAATCCCATCCAGCATCATTTGTGTTGGCTTTAGTTGGAGTTTTTGCATTTGTTTCAATTTGCTTGCACCACACAGTCCAAGCCAGATCTTTAGTATTTATCATAGATCGAATCCTCCCAAATCTGTATCTTCAAGATCGTTTGTGCTAGCACCAATTTTGTATGAGGTGATCTCATGCTCCTGTGGAGCAACTTGTACAGCTTCGCTATTCATCCATGGATCAGTCCATCCAGCAATCGGATTTTTGCAACCCTTATCATATGGTAGACCTATATTTTTTCTTCTGGTCATACAAAGCCAATCTACATATTGAGCCATAACTTTCTCATTAAGTCCAATAATAGAACCATCTTTAAATAAATATTCTGACCAAGCTTTTTCTTCTGCTGCTGCTGATTCAAACATTTTAATAGCATCTTCTTGACACTCTTCTGCTATTTTAACAAATCCTTCTTCTGGCACGGTGTGCAGAATCTTAATAATTTCTTGAGTATTATATAGATGCAATGCCTCATCCCTTTTAATTAGCTTAATTATATCAGCATTGCCAATCATTTTCTTATTCTCTGCGAAAGCAAAAGCGCAAATAAATGAAACATAAAAACGTACAGCTTCAAGTATATTTACACTAACTAGTGTTAAGTATATTTGTTTCTTAATGTCTTTTGTTGTTCCAGATTTTTTTAAGTCTCTTAAAGTATTGTACTCTTTAATAGCAACGTTAGCTCGTTTAAGAATTTCTTTGTCTGTTAAGCAGCTATCTAAAATGTCGCTTGGGTTGCTATACACATTTTTAATAATATATGTATAGCTATAACTATGGATTTGTTCAAAAAATTGCCACACATTCATACATGCTTCTAGCTCTGGATTAGAAACATATTCTAGCAGCGTTGGAACACCGCGACAAATAACACTATCCATCATAGTTTGATATTTCAAATTAGATGTAAAGATGAAGCGTTCATTATCAGACATTATATCGTCATTCTTGAAATCGTTTCTATCTTTTTTCAATTCAATTTCTTCTGGCCTCCAAAAGAATTCCATTTGTTTCTTAAAGAGGTCAAAAAATACTGGATATTTAAACTTGTCATATCTCTGTAGAGAAAGATCCTCTCCTAGAAATAGCGGCTGTGTTAAGTAGTCAATATTATTTTTATTCAATATAGTTTTCATGTCTTGAAAATTTCTCCACTAGTCTTTTAGGGGTCCATTTGCCACCCAAGCGTCACATGTGCGACTACCGGCACATTTAAAGTCGAACAATTCACAATAACCTAAATCTGCTAAATCCATCATCTCTTTAGCATTTTCCATTTCCGACGCTAAACCAACTTGTATACAATCCATCATTTTTTCTTTGATGATAAAGACCGCACAGTTGGAACATCTCATAGTTTTAGCTTGATCTATTGATGTTTTAAACTGGTCTGCTTTTTTCTGCCAATATTCTTCGTCTTCATTGTTTGGATTGGCTGGACCATAATTAGCTATATTTATAGCATATTGCCTATTTTTTAGATTTACAGCAATATCCTGAGTAGCTGGCGGGCAATCAATATTGGCATCAACCTTATAAATTAAGTCTAATTTTTTCATAATATTATCCTTAGATTGAGCAAGATCCAGATTCGCAGCCAGAGTCTTTTTCAGTTTTTCCGTCGCCGTCTGGGGTATTGCAGTAATAAAAGTTCTTGATACCATATTTATACCCATAAATTTGATCTTTGATCAAAACACTCAAGGGTATATTACCTTCTGGAAAGTGGGCATAATTGTAGTATAGGTTTACGCTAATACTCATATCTACGAATTTTTGTAGAATTGCACAAATATTAAGTATAGCTTTATTATCTTCCATTTCCCAAGCTAATGAATAATAGTTCTTGCGTGAGGCATAGTTTGGCACTAATTGCTTTAGAATACCATTTTTAGCCTTCTTGTATGAAAGTAAGCTTCTTACAGGCTCAATTCCATTCGTGCTGTTCTGGATGACGCTAGAGGACTCACAGGGCATAATAGCTGTCAACGTTGAGTGTCTTAGTCCATACTGTTTAATTCTGGAACGAAGATCTTCCCAATCCATAGTATACTCTGGCTTAACCAGTTCGTCAACTGTCTTTTTGTACCAATCTAGAGGTAGCAAACCTCTGGAATATTTTGTTTCATTAAACTTATTACAAGCCCCAAGCTCCGCTGCCAAGCGACATGACTCATTTAATAGATTCCATTGAATCTTTTCCATAGTAGAGTGTACTAGCTGTAGAGTATTTGGATCGTCATATTTTAACTTATTCTTAGCTAAAAAACCAGCTAGATTGGTAATACCAATTCCTAATGATCTACGATTCTTTGTGAAATTTTCTCCAGCAACTACTGGATAATCTTGGTAATCTATAACTGACTCAAGAGTTCTTACCGCTATTCTGCAAGCGTTAGCAATATCATCATCGCTATCTAGTTCTGTTAGATTAAGTGCTGATAAAATACAAATACCAATTTCACCCTCTTTATCATCAATAGAATTAATAGGCTTTGTTGGATGAATAATTTCTTGGCAAAGATTGCTCATATAAACTGGAGCATCCCATGACCCATGCTCGTTGGCGTTATCTATATTCATAACATAGATTCGGCCAGTTTCTAATCTTTCTTTAGTGAAAATTTCTGCCAACTTTCTAGCGTTGATTTTCTTTTTCATTTTAATATTTCGAGAATTCTCATACTTTTCATAAAGCTTCTTGAAGTCTTCATTATTATTCATGGAACTATATAGCCCACCAGTTTCTTCTGGACTAAATAGTGTTACATCTTCATTCTTAATTAGTCGTTCATAAAATAACTTATTAAACTGAACTGAATAATCTAGCTTTCGTACTCTATTATCGTCCGTTCCAGCGTTATTCTTAAGAACCATTATGTCTTCAATTTCATAATGCCAAAATGGAATATGCACAGTGGCCGAACCTCCGCGAATACCATTCTGACTAGTAGCCTTAACTGTTGATTCAAATATCTTAAGATAAGGAATAAGACCAGTATGGATAACTTCACCGCCCCTTATGCTAGAATTAATTGGTCTAATTCGACCAACATTTAGTCCTATTCCCGCACGGCGGGCTGTATATTTACCAACAGCATGAATACTAGAAAAGATAGAGCCTAGATCATCCTCAACGTCAACCAGTACGCAGCTAGCGAATTGCTTGATTTTAGTTCTAACTCCGGCCATAATTGGGGTAGGAAGATTGATTTTAAATGTTGAGAAGCATTCGTAAGCATCCTTAACTTCATCAACAACATTAAATAAAGCCATAGCTATAGCCATGTAAGCAAACTGCGGAGTTTCATACATCTCTCCAGTAGCTCTATTCTTTACAAGATATTTATCTATCATTTGCTGTAGACCAGCATATGTGTATAAATAGTCTCTATCATGGTCTATGCAGGACTCTATCTCTTCAATATCTTCCTTGGACCACTTTTCAAATAATATTGGGTCATAAACTCCCTTTTCAATATTTGATTTAATATGCTTAGATAGTGATGGTGGATTATCGTGCCTATCCCACAGGTCTTTGCGTAAAGACATATTCAATAATCTAGAAGCAACATACTGATAGTTT